TGACTTAAGGGAAAAAATGGATCCTTGGGTTCAACCAATTTATCAAAATATGTTCCTTTTATATGATAAGGAAAAAATCGAAAAATGTATAACAGATGGACAAATCGAAATCGTTCCTGTTAGTTTTATGCGCGGTAGAACTTTTGTTGATAGTGTTATTATCGTAGATGAAGCTCAAAACGTAACTCATGAACAGATGGAAATGATTGTAACCCGTTTAGGTTTACGTTCAAAAATGATTATTTGTGGAGACGACCACCAAGTAGATTTAAAGTCAAAAAGAGATTCTGGTTTTAGATTTTTATATTCTGCTGCTCGTGGTATTAAAAATATGACAGGTATTACCTTAAAACAAAATCACAGAGATCCTATTGTATCAGACTTAATTGAATTATATGAAGATGCTGCTGATAGAGGAATTACAAGTGGTTCATCAGGTACTAGTGGAAAATCCAGAAAAGGATAATTAAACCATCTTTTTCAATATTTATAACAAAAATATACAATGGCCAATATCCCAATTTATCCAGGTTCATCATCTTTTTCTTCTGGAGATACTCCTTTTGGGTTCTATGATAGTGATGTTGCTTTTCAACTAGATGCTGATAGGTTTACTACATTTGCTGCTCGTAGATTAGGATTTCCGATTGTAGATGTTGAACTACAAGATAAAAACTTTTATGCTGCTTTTGAGGAGGCAACAACAATTTATGGTAATGAAGTGTATGCTTATAAGGTAAGACAAGATTACTTATCTTTAGAAGGAGTTAACATTTCAAGTGATGTTCCTACTGTAAATGGTAGTTCTTCATTAGCATTTTCAGCAGTTACTCCTAATATGGGGGTAATAATTAAACTCTCAGAACAATATGGTACTGAAGCTGGAACTGGTGGTAATGTAGATTGGCATACTGGGTCTATTGCTCTAACAGCTTCTCAACAGGATTATGATTTAGGTCAATGGGCTGTAGATGAATTAGGTGTTAGTGGTAGTGATTTAGAAATTAAACGAGTATTTTTTGAATCACCTCCTGCTATTATGAAATATTTTGATCCTTATATAGGAACAGGTCAAGGTATTATGAATTTAATGGATAGCTTTGGTTGGGGTAATTATTCACCCGCAATTAATTTTGTGTTAATGCCTATTAACTATGATTTACAAGTTATCCAGCAAATTGAACTAAATGATCAAATTAGAAGATCAAATTATTCATTTGAAATTCAAAATAATAAATTGAGATTATTTCCAATTCCAACAGTTGAAAGTATGGCTGGAATGGATACATTATATTTCCAATATTTACTTAAATCTGAAAGATTAGCAAACAGTATTACTGGAAATTCAGGTTCAATCTCAAATGTATCAAATGTTCCTTATGCTAACCCAGTTTATACTCAAATTAATTCTGTAGGTAGAAGTTGGATTTTTGAATATGCTTTAGCTTTATGTAAAGAAATGTTGGGATATGTTCGTGGTAAATATTCTACTGTACCTATTCCTGGTGCTGAAGTAACTATGAATCAATCCGATTTATTATCTTCAGCAACTGCTGATAAGACAGCTTTAATCGATAGATTAAGAGCTTACCTTGATGAAACTTCAAGAGAAAAATTATTGGAAAGAAGATCATTGGAAACTGATTACAGACAAAAAGAACTCCAACAAGTTCCTTTCCCAATTTACATAGGATAACATGGCATTATTTGGCGCTCAAAGAGATATAAGTCTATTTAGACACATAAGTAGAGAACTGATGGGTGATATAATCACCCAACAGTGTTCTTTTTATAAATTTAAAATAGAGGAAACTAAGATTAATCTCTATGGTGAAGCTGCTGAAGAAAAATATTATATGGGTCCTGTTTTATTAAACTGTTTAGTAGAAAGACGAGACCAAGAATACCCTGAAACAGATTTAGGTACAGATTTTAGTTGGGGTGCTACTTTTAAATTTCTTAGAGATGATTTATTAGAAGCTTCAAAAGATTTTAACCAAAACTATGATCAAGGAGACCACAACTACGGAGCTAATTTGGTTCCAGAAGTAGGAGATATTATCCTATATAATGAAGGATATTATGAAATAGACAATATAATTTCTAACCAGTATTTTGCTGGTAAGAACCCAGATTATCCAAATCAACCCGGAAACTTTAATCCTGGACTTGAAGAATTTGGTTCTTCTATTTCAATTATTTGTGAAGCACATTATGTACCAGCTGATAGAGTAGGCATTACACAAGAAAGATTTATCTAATGGCTCAAAGAGGAAAAATACCAGTACCAAAAACCCAAAGAGAAATTAGCATTTCTCAACAGGATCCTTATGTTAACCCTGAAACAGGGGGAACTAGAGGTAATCCTAATAATTTTTCTGGGGTAAATAGAGGTAATCAAGTCTCTTTTAGAGATGATAATACTAAACCGTTTACTTTAGGATTTAAAGAAATTGATGAAGCAATTTTCTATTATATGGAAAATGTTATCAAACCTACAGTACAACAAAATGGTGTAGTACAAAAAGTACCTGTAATTTATGGTTCACCTGAAAGGTGGAAACAAATTCAAAAAGATGGGTACTACAGAGATAAGAAAGGCAAAATTATGATGCCTCTTATTACATTTAAACGTAATCAAATTGAACGTAATAGATCATTAACTAGAAAAATGGATGCTAACAATCCTCATAACGTTCAAATATTTACAAAACCTTATAATAAACAAAATACATACGATAATTTTAACGTCTTAAACAACCAGCAACCCCTAAAACAATACTATGCTGTCGTGATACCTGATTATGTAAATATTACATATGATTTTATTGTATCCACATATTATATTGAACAACTAAATAAAGTAGTTGAAGCTATTAATTACGCTTCTGATTCATATTGGGGTAATCCTGATCGTTTTAAGTTTAGGGCTACTATAGACAATTTTTCTACCCCTACTGAATTAGTCCAAGGTGGTGAAAGAACAGTAAAAGCAACTTTCCAGTTAAAATTATATGGTTATGTAGTCCCAGATACAGTACAGAAAGAATTAACAGCATTGAAGAAATTTAGTAGTAAGAATCAAATTATATTTAACATGGAAGTAGTCTCAGACCTTAAAAATACAAATAGTACAATACCCCCAAGAACAGATATCCCTTTTAATTCTTCTCCTTCAACTTTTGAAGAATAATATTAATCTGTTAATATTTATAAATAAAAATGGGTATCATACTAAGACAGAATAAAGGATCCGAGTTAACTTTTGCGGAAGTAGATGGGAATTTTTCATCCCTTTATTACTCTAGTTCTTTAGCTGGTAGTGTAATTAATTTTTATTACACTGGTAGCAACCCTGTATCTCATAGTCTTGACTTAAGTACTCTTCCTGGTTTAGGAGGTGTTCAAGTATATTACACAGGCTCTCAAGTAAATTACGCTAAATCATTTTATTTTACAGGTTCAGGAATTGAAGTAACCCCACTCCCTAATGGTGGTGTTCAAATTTTAGTTCCTGAAGCTGACTCTGCTGTAGGTGATAACACACAAATTCAATTTGCTACAGGTTCTAATCCTGATTTGGGGTTAAGTGGTTCAGCTAACTTTACATATGATTATACTACCGATACATTAGGTTTAACTGGATCACTTCATATTAGTGGTTCTGAAGTTAAAATTAATACATTAACAGAAAATACAGAAAGTTTTTACTTTACTGTTTATGACCCTTCTACAGGGGTATTACAATATAGATTATTACCTGGAGCTTCTGGTACAAGTGGTACCTCAGGTTCAAGTGGTACCTCAGGTTCTGCTGGTGTAAGTGGTACTTCAGGTACAGCTGGTTCTAGTGGTTCTGCTGGTTCAAGTGGTAATGTAGGTTCTTCGGGTGCTTCTGGAACTTCAGGTACCTCAGGTAAATCTGGTTCAAGTGGTACAGCTGGTACCTCAGGAAATGCAGGTTCATCAGGTTCATCAGGTACTTCAGGTAAATCTGGTTCATTTGGTAGTCACGCCCAATCAGGTGCTTCTAGAACCTCAGGTTCAAGTGGTACATCAGGTAGCTCAGGTACTTCGGGTACCGCAGGTACAGCAGGTACTTCTGGCTCAAGTGGTTCATCAGGTAGCTCAGGTACTTCAGGTACTTCAGGTCAAACTGGTACTTCAGGTACTAGTGGTTCATCAGGTACAGTAGGTTCATCTGGTGAAGCAGGTACTTCAGGAGAAAGTTCAACATCAGGAACTAGTGGTTCAGCAGGTTCTTCCGGTAAAAATGGAGTTGCAGGTACTTCAGGTATAAGTTCAACTTCAGGTACTGCTGGTTCAAGTGGTACTCAAGGTAGTGCTGGAGACGGAGGTCAATCAGGTGCTTCCGGTACTTCAGGTAGCTCAGGTAGTTCAGGTACAGACGGAGATAGTGGTACCTCAGGTAAATCTGGTAGCTCAGGTTCATCAGGTAGTTCAGGTACATCTGGTACCTCAGGTACTTCAGGTTCTTCAGGTACAGCAGGTTCAGCAGGTGATTCAGCCCAAAGCGCTGTTTCAGGTACTTCTGGTTCATCAGGTTCATCTGGTACCGATGGTGGTTCAGGTAGTTCAGGTACTTCAGGTTCATCTGGTTCAAGTGGTACCTCAGGTACAGCAGGAACTTCAGGTAGCTCAGGTACAGCTGGTTCAGCAGGTGATTCTGCCCAAAGTGCTGTAAGTGGTACATCAGGTTCTTCAGGTAGTTCAGGTACAGACGGAGGTTCAGGTTCCTCAGGCACTTCAGGTTCATCTGGTTCTAGTGGTACCTCAGGTACAGCAGG